CATTGCTTTTTCACGTTCAACTTGAGCCAACACCTTTGCAGCTTCTGTATTAGGATCTGGTTTAGGTGGTTGTGGTTGTGAAAGTACTTCATTTTGCTCTGGAGTAATCTCATTCATGAATTGTGCAGCATCTTTAAAACCAGCCATGTTAATAAACTTGGCTAATGTATTGCGATATTGCATTAAGTTCACTAATGGATTAGATAAACCATATTGCTGAATGATTTGCTCTTGTTTTTGCAATATCATTTGCATAGTTGTTAATTGTTCTTGACGAGTACCTGTACCTAAACCTACATTAATAGATACATTATATTGGTCATTCCATTCACGAGGATTAAATGGTACAAATTTGCCATTTATACGCACCAAACGCTCTTTATCTTGATATTTGCATAGTAAGTGTAGGATTCCTTTGAAAAGCGATTTAACACCTGTTTCTGCAAAGATACGGGCTATTAATTCAAGCTTTCCTGCACTTGCTTGTGACATTGCTGACACAGCAGCAGCTGTTACGTTTTGTAATATGTTAGGATCAATACCATTTTGTGAATCTGATACACCTGTACGTCTAGATTGAACACCATCTAGGTATTCAAGCATTGGGAATGAGCCAGATGTTGTAGGAGCTACAGTAAGTGGTACTAATGCGTTAGGATTCTTCAATCTAACAACACCACCAGCTGTAGATGTCAATAAATCATCAAGGTTTACTTGACCTTCTACTGCACCAACACGATAATTGTTAGTTAAATAGAGATTATCTAACATTTGACGTAAAACAGTAGACTTAATAAGCTGTAAATCAAGTGCACGATCAGCTAAAGACTGTCCATAGAACTTATGTGGAATAGGAATTGGGCAAAGTGAGTGGAATGGAACATAATCACATTCTTCATCTTCTAAAATTTCGTTAGAAGCATATACAATGCGTCTTAATTCAGCAATACCGTCATTATTATAGTCAACTTTTATGTAACATTCATAAACTTCTACTACTTCCATTGACTGATCTTGTGAACCCATTGAATTTGGCTGTTCACCTTGTGAATAACGAGCAATTCTATCTGGACTAAACTCTAAAGTATCACCAGATTCTAAAGAATCTACTACTTTTTTACTAAATCCCATAGCAACTAACTCTGAACGAGTCAACATTCTACGGTGTGCTACAAATGGTGAGTCTTGAATAGTTCTAGCACGTTTAGAGATAAGAAATTCTTCTGGTGGAACGTTTTCTACAACTACTTTTCCATCTTTTTTAGTCTTTTTAATCTTAACACTGTGTGAACGATTAGTTCTTGACATACCTGTAAAGTCGTCAACAATCGTTGTTTCATCTGTTTCTTGGCTAACAACCTCGACTTCTGGGTCAGAGAGTAGCATGAGTAGCTCATCATCGCTTAAATTCTCATATTTTTCTTTAGTAACATCAATTTTTTCGTCCCAATACGCTTTTACTACGCCTGTTTTTTGTAAAAGTGCGTCTTTGAACCAGTTATGTAGAATTAAAAAACCATCATTGTCACGATAGAATACCCAATTACAATATTCTGTAGCTTGTTGTGCAAAAGGTTCATCACCATCATTTACAGGTTGAAATTCAACCACACCGTCTGTAGATGTAAATACACGAATAAGTTGAGGCAATGCTCCGTCTACAACTTCTGCCACTTCACCTGTGACAATTTGTGATTTTCCTTCTACTTCGTTACCATATGGTTCACGAAGATAGTATTCAAGTGCTTGTTGACGTTCTGCAACTGTGTCTGTTTCAACATAGCCAATAGAATCATCAATTTCTGACTCGATAATGCTTTTTAATTTGTTAATATCCATTAAACTATCCATTTAGTGTTTATGTTAATAGGTCTATTCCATTCTTCAGCTGGACTTTCATCTAAACCTGTTGCTAGGTATCTAAATGAGTCTGCAGCGTGTGATGACCAATCGTGAAGTGGTCTGTCGTGGAATACTGCTCTTTTTTCATCATAGTGTCTACGATAATTACGAAGAGCATCTAAACCTTGTTTTGTTTTGGGATCAAACCAACAACGTGGAATTATTCTCCTGACTGCTTGTATGCCATCCATAACATTAAGGCGAGGAGCAGTAACAATTGATAATCCTGCATCTTCTAAAGTCTCCTTACGAGATTTACCAGTGCCTAATTCTCTAACCTCCACGTCATGTGGAAGTATGTGAGTAAAATGTGCATAATCATTATCTCTTAACCATTGCACATAGTAATCAAGTCCTTGACCATGATTTTCCATATAGTCAATAAGACGTATTTCTTTACCTGTAAGTTGGGCTACCCAAATAGATGTTGAATCAGATATACCCAAGTCCCAAGAGGTGTAACTACGACACAAGTCATCACGAGGTATCTCTGTAATGTGTGCTTTCTCTTCTATTTCATTTATAAGTTTAGAGTAGAAAGATCCTTCTACAGGAGCGTTAAAAGAACACTCAAACTCTTGCATAAACTTATCTTCGCCCATTTCAAGACGAGCAGCTGTAAGTTCTTGTTCGTTTAGTAATTTTGTATCACTAGATTTAAATTCTAATAGTTTCCATCCTTGACCTTCAGCAGCACGATCTCGTAAACCTCTGAAATGATTGTTGCCTTTTGGTGTTCCCATCGCAACACAAAAACCTAGTCTGTCTGTAAGAGCTGGGCGGATAATGTCACTAAATACTGAAGGATTTATATTTCCTACTTCGTCTATCACAGCACCATCTAAATAGATACCACGAAGAGAGTCAGGGTTATCTGCACCATAAAGTGAGATACGTCTACCCATGAAGTCTACACGAAGTTCAGCAATGTTTACTTTAGCACCTAGAGGTCTTGTATAATTAACAAGGTAATCCCATGCAATACGTTTAGATTGGTTATAGGTGGGTGCCACATAAGCGTATCTAGGATCTTTTTTTGTGCAGGTAAGTGCACTATGGATCAGCTGATTAATTGCTGAAACTGTTTTTCCCATACGTCTGTGTGCTACTACGACCACAAACCTATTATCTTTGACTGCATTGTGTATCAGTTTTTGGGGGACTCGTGGTCTATACCCAGTATCTAAAGTTTTTTGCGACTCCATATAGGGTCATCGCCTCCTACAAGTGATGTATAATATCTGTGATTAAATAAATATAAATAATAATTGCCAAAATGATAAAATAAGTAACATTTTAATCTTCTTCGTAATTTTCTGATTCTTTATTTCCGTTTTCAAATTTAGCCATGATAAGCATTTGTTTTTGTGCTGTAGTAAGCGGTTTTGTAATTGGACCGCCTACTAACCACGCAGAACAAGTTCTGTCAGCAGCACATTTAAATTCAAACAATTCACAATAGCCTAATTCAGCACTATCTACGACTTCGTTTGCATATGTTTCATCATTTGATTCTTCACCTTGTATGCCACTCACTATACAGTCCATCATTTCAGGAGTCTGTATAAAGGCAGAACAATTACCGCATCGCATTGTTTTAGCATTGTCTACAGAGGTTGCCCACTCTTCTGCTCTTTTATTCCAAAATTCTGTATCTTCTACTTCAGGATTTGCAGGACCATAACCTACGTTTTTAAAAGCCCAATCACGATTCTTAAGATTGAGTTTAATATCATGTGTAACAATAGGACATTTCATTTCTTTTTATTCCTTGCTGAAATAGCTTTAGCTTTTGCTTTAGCATCTGCTTTAGATGAAGCTCCCCATGCTTTTAAAGAGAGTAATAGTCTGGTAGGTTCACCGTTAGGTTTACGTTCTGGTCCAGCCATATTACCCATTCTTGCTAGGAAAGATGCACGTCTAGGATTATCACCTGACTTTACAGGAGCCTTTAGATGACCGCCTGTTGCTTTATTGTAAGATGCACGACCTTTAGCGTTAAGTCCGCCTTTAGGATTCTTGCCTTCTTTCTTTTGCCAAGCAGCACTCATTTCTTTTTCGCAGTCTTGGCTGATTGTTTAAAAGCTTTAGCAGTAGGTGCACCTTTAGAACCTACCTTACGCATCTTCTCACCAGAACCTTCGGCTATGCGTTTGCGTTTAGCGTGGATGTTTGCGTAGAGTCCTCTCATCTGTATCCTAACATTCTTAAAAGTGAACTTAAGTCCATAGGTTGTTGTACAGACATACCACCTGCTTGTGGTGGAATATTAGTCATAGTGTTACCTAGTGGATTAGTTTGTTGATAATAAGGCACTGCTTGTGGATTAGACATATAAGCATTTTGTCTAGAGAACTCGTCCATTTGTCTTTGCATCATTAACTGATTAATTCTAGCTGCTTCAGCATCTGATAATTGACCAGTGCCACCTATAGAACTCATAAGTCTTTCTCTTTCTAATTGTGCCATGTAGTCGTTAGCTGTGTTTTTAGCAGCTACTTGCTCTGGAGTTAGAGTAACGTTTCTTAATTGTTCTTGCAATTGTTCTAAAATTGTTTTCGCCATAATTTTTGCCTACTGCCGTTTTAAAAAATGTTGTAAAACCTTTTCTATATAAAAAGGGGGTGGGGTCTATTCTATTCCTGTGATGATTTTTACTTCTACAGGTGTGCCATCAGGATTACCACTGATCTCATGCTGTGTAGATTCTTTCCAACGTGCACGAGACTTCAACCAGAAGATCATAGCTGTGGTATTGCCTTCTTTAGCTTGTTTAAATAAAGTCTCTGCTACAGATGCGTTAGCTTCAATACGTCCTTTGTCAAGCTCTTCTTTATAATACTTGACAAGTGTGTCGTGTGTGATGCCTAGTACTGATGCGATATCTTCGTGGCGTGTGCCTACTGTAGATAACATGTAAACTTTATTTCGGGTGTCAGCATTTGGAAGGTGTGGGGGTCTTCCTGCTTTTCTAGGACTTTCTATCATGTCTTTAGATGTCTCTATGGTCTCTACATCGTTTATAGTATTGATGTCATCGCTTACCATATTATTGACCGCATTGTCAACAGGGTTATTAGTTATTTCTTCCATGTTATTACTTATTCCTTATATATATACTTGACTTAATAGTCATTAACAATTCATTTACAATTCTTTACAATCTTTTACAATAATAATACTTGACAAGTTATTTACTAGGGATATTATTACATTGTCAATCTTGACAACTAACTAGGAGTTTAAAATGCAAGTTAAAAACATGATGTCTTTAAAGAGTTATAACAATATACCAAACCAATTCATTATTACAGATGATAATAAGACTTACTTTCAGTCTTATAAGTCAATTATCGTAAAGATTGAGAGGCTAGAAGATAAGACTATAACTTACCTTGATCCTGTCTATTATAACTATTCTAGAACTACATCTAAATATCGTAATGCTTTTCTAGGTGAATCTACTAAAGAAATAGAATCAAAGATTAAACAAGGAGTTTATATCTTAACTAATCTTAACTAGGGAATTTTACATATTCCCTTTTTTAACTACGAATAATAACAACTTGACAATATAAAAGGAGTATTTATCATGACAACACAATACATTTACACTATACAAGGCTTTTACTATAACTCATGGGAAGATGAAACTTCAGAGACCAATAGAAAAGAAGCTATTCAAAGACTAAAAGAATATAGAGAGAATATGCCTCAATATTCCCATAGACTTATTAAACAGACAGCTATCAGAAATCTTATATTTGGAACCAATGCTATATAACTAGGAGTATTTACCATGTCTATAACTATAAACTATAACGGCTCTATAACCATATCAGACATTATTGGTAATGAATACATTAAACAGACTTATTACTTTTACACTATCAAAGAAGCTAAAAGAATGTTTAAAGAATACTTGACAACATTATAAACTTATATATTATTACTTATTACTTAACTAGGAGGCTTTACCATGTATTATATATTATGCAAAGACTTAACTACAAATAACATAAGCAAGTCTGATAGGGTTTTCTTCCCTTTTCAGATAGATTCTATTCTAAAAGAACTTAATAATAGACAAGATAATTGTCTATATTATAAAGAATTGGAGGCTTAATTATGATAAATACAAATATACGCTTTCATGGGTTTTATAACTCTATCCATGATGACAATATAAACTTTGCTATTGATTCTTACTACGCCGATGATAGCGGTTATTATGACTATGATTCAATAGCCGATAACATAGACTATAAGACAATCTTTAAGGACTATATAGAAGTCTTTACAGATGATTTTAAGTCATGGATCAAGGATAATTATGACCTTGACATAGACTTTAAGGACTTATTACTTGTAAGCCCTAAATATTACAATTATTCAACCGATGTTATCAACTGCAATATATCCGATAGAGACAATTCCCTATTGATGATAACATTTAAACGTGATAAAGACTTTATCAACTATTTGGAAGATAGAACTACTTCTAGAAGCGGTTTTATCTCTCATTATAGTATGAGTGAAGCGTTATCTAATAAAGACGATATCCTATCAGATTATATTCTAGAATATCTTGTCAATAAATTCGAATCAGAGACGCTTTATAGTCCTGATAATCTTGATTTTATCTATCAATCTTTACATTAAAGGAGGCTTTACAATGAATCAACACAATAAAACCTATTCAGTTTGGATAGGCGGTTGTCAAGAACATAATAATTGCACTATATGGCAAACTATAACTATTCTTAATGAATATATCATTGATGGCTACGATGACGCTTATATTGAATTGGAGCCTATACAATGAATAACTTACTTAAACACTTTATCTATGCTTTTATAGGTCTTATAAGCCTATATTCATGGATTCTATTTATATTTTTACTTTAGGAGGCTATAACATGTTAGCTAATATCACGTTTAAAGCATATGATTCAAGTAAGAAAACCAAAGATTCATTATTAACAGAATTTACTTTGCCTTTATCTGATACAGAAGACATAGATAAAATATGTAATGCTATTCAAAATACTTATAATCCTAATATATTATTGTCATGGACTATAAGTATTGACCATGAGTATATTTAATAAGGAAACTACACCATGCAAATAGAACTTGACTATATTACAGAAAAGCTACACGCTATCGACTTAACTCTTGAAGACGTAGTTTATAGAGGCAATACTCCAAGCGGTTATCTTACTATTAACGCCTATCTTGATGACATGAAGTCTCAATTAGGAGACATTCAGAACGAAATAGACTATTTACGAAAGGTTTAATATGCGATTTGCTAGTAAACGTGATTTTATCTGTATGGCTCAATTGTGGAAATATAAACCACAAGTAGAACTATACAAAATGACATTTAAACAATTATACGATCTTTACGATAATTATAAGGATACCAAAATGGACAGAACTAAACTTATTCAAAAAATATTTAACAAAAATCTAGAAATTGCTCAAAGCAATACAGAAGCAAACGATTCTATGCTATTTGATTTGCTCATGTATGGTTTCAAAGGTCTAGAAAATATGTCAATCAAAGAACTCAATGCAGAATTGGAGAACTTATCATGAATTATAGTTATTCTTATGACCCTGACACGAATCAATTTAGATTCTATGTCAATGATATGTTAGCTTATAGCTTTGATTATTGCGATCCTATGACTGACAAAGAAGCTGACAGACTAGCTGAAGACTTATTTATCGAATGGAAGGAAAACGTATAATGACCATAAACATATTAGAACTTGACCAAGTATGCAATATCACACAAGAAGTTTACTTCGATATAGTAAATCATTTCGGAATTGCTAAAAAATGTATTGAGCATGACCCTGATGTTGAAGATGGCACTCGCAATACAGAATACGGAGAAGAACTATACAATCTTATCGAATATGCTGTTAAAAACGCTATCGACTATCAAGGAGAATAAAATGTATGTCTTAAACACACAGGAACGCACCATAAAGCGATTTTCTAACACTGACCTAGCCCAATGGGTCAACTCTATAATAAAATACAATTCAGGGCTACAAAACTATCTATTTATGCCTACTAAAAAAGAAGCTACTAATTTTATTAAAAACCAATTAAAAAGGAACTTAAATGGATAGAGACCTAGAAAAGATTCTTATAGACTTCCTTTTAGGCTTTGTCCTGTTAGGATTATTGACAATCCTGTTTAAAGTAATTGAATTTGTCCTGAAACGCTTATTTGCGTTTTTTAGGTTTTGACATACCAGCTTCTGATAAAGCGATTGCAATCCCTTGTTTTGTATTCTTAACGATATTACCGCCCTTACCTGAATGTAAGGTGCCTTTTTTAAATTCGCCCATTACTTTAGCTACTTTAGCTAACTTGCCTTTTTTAGTGGTTGGTTTCTTCATTATTGACCTCAAAAAAAATCCCCTGTGAAAGCAGGGGAGAAGGAGACTTACGGAGAGTATGGACGAGTTTTATCCAATGGTCGTATTATACACTAAACTATATGCTTCTGTCAAGCGACAATACGCCTTGAAGCTATGGTGAGCATGTTATCAAACGCAAGACCTAATTGATACTCATAATCATCGTATTTCGTGGTCTTTAGGTATCTAGCATAGACAGCTTCCTTCTGATCTTGAGGTAGGCTATGTATGATCGCATCTATCGTCCTGACATTATCCATGTCCATGTCTGACACCATGTCTTCAAACGCATCGGAGGTAGATTCACCGCCTGACACCATACCTAGTGATCGGCTTGGATAACCTAACTTTGTGCTAGGTGCGTGCATCCATAAAGCCCAATCATCTAAAATCTGTTTCAGTCTGTCTATGTGCATTAGCTTCCTCTTCTGTATGTTGATAGATACTTAAAATCCTACCGCTAAAGTCTGGCATAGGATGAAATATTTCTTGAAGCATTGGAGCTTTAGTTTTCCAATATAAATGAAACTTATTAGAATCATCAGAACTAATAATTCCTTGTGAGTGTAAATTATAAACTGCCGTTTGCACTCTTCTACTATCTGCCTTTAGTCTGTTTGCAATTTCTGGAATAGTTAAAGGGTTATCGTCTATAAGATTGATTATCTTATTTCTAAATGTTTCTATATCGACTGACTTACCTTCTACTTGATATTGTCTTTGATGCGGTCTCATGATACATCCATTACCTTACATTCCCATTTTCTACCATTCTTGATCCATCCGTGAATATGTATTTTTATACCTGACTTTCTAACCATACCTACATTTTCGTTATCTGCAATTTTGTTTGCTCTTGCTGACATGTTGTTAGCAGATGTAGTCTGCACTGCTAATACTTCATTTTCTCTGATAGCAAGTATATCGCAGAATCCCCACATGTCTTGGCGTATCTTACAAAAGTGATTCCACTTCTCTGTGATAGCAACTAGATAACCTTCTTCTTTTAACTTTTTGATGCTTAACTGCGTTGGACTAGTCGCCAAATTGATCTCCGTTAGGTTTTTCAAAACCTTCTTTAAAACGCTTTTCTACTTCACCTGTGGACTTGTTTAATTCATATTCGTAATGATCTCCACTATTTCCGTTTTGACCAATGACATCCATGCGTGATTTCTTTTTGCCAAATATCTTGTCATAGTTTTCTTCGTATTCTTTAGAGTTAGGTTTATTCACTAAAGAATCACCTGTGATTCCGTTTGTAGATGCCATTATTTTATTACCTCTTTTTCAAATAACCAACCAATAGTTTTACGATGAGCCTGTTCCCATGCTTCTACTCGTTCATGTTTATCTAACTCTTTGTGATTGTCTATCATATCATGGCACTTATAGCAAAGACTAGCGATGCGATAGTCATGAGCCTTGATACCTGTTCCTTTGCCATCTCTTTGTTGATTAGAATGAGCAGCACAAACTGTTCCATCTTGTCTTCCACACATAGCACAAGGAAAGTCTCTTACAGCTTCTAGTAATTTTTTATTACGATAGTTCATATAACCTTTGCATAAGTTTAGCAACACCACCAACAAACCACACGATACAAATAATAACTATTGCATCTATGATTGCTTGTTTCATAGTTCCCAACTCCATCCAAGACTAGAAGCCCATCGTTCACAATTCTCTTGATATTCAGTCATTTCTTTTGTAGTAAGTTTTGTAGTAGACTTCACAAGCTCTACAGGATTACCTGCTATCTCTGTTTGATAACGTAAGAACTTGTATCCCATTAACTCATGGACAGTGCTAGGGTCTTCACCAATATAATTAGCGATTGACCCATATAGTGACCATAGCCTTTCATTCTGCTCTAAACTTCTCACTGCTTTTTCTTCAGTCACGTTTACCCTCCAGCGTTTAGATAAGTCTAGTGACTTAATCTTTTCCAAGAAATTCTCTAGGTTGTACTTCGTTAAAACGAATCGAATCATATTTATCACTCCATCCTTTAGACTTAAACGTCACACCTTCTTTAGACGTGGCTTTATAAACAATATCATCACCAAATAATTCTTTGCATTGTTTTATAAAATCATTTATCGTCATAGAAAACCATCACTTTGTTTGGTTAATTTTTCCAATTCGTCTTGAATATCATTGTACAAGTTTTGAATTGTTACAAATTTATAAAATAATTCATCTGGAATTTCAACTTTTGTATCATAAGCACTATTGTAACAATCATCTATTTTTTGAATATAATAATCTGGAAACCTTTCATCGCTAGAAATATATGCTTTCATTATGGACTCTCCTTGTATCGCAATCCTTTTTTATCAAACCAAAAATACCACTTTCATTCTAAAGGATAGTTTCTTTGCTTTTGTAATAATACAACACAATCAGGTTTTTTCCTAGCTTCATCTTCTGTAATCTTTCCACTTTCAACTTCTATTTCTTTTTCTCTGTTCCTGTACACACAAATTATGTTATCGCATAAATTGCGAATATGGCTCGAGCCTAAAATGTGAGTAGCATCTGGAACTTCTTTCTCATCTGACATCTTACGAGTGTGAGCCACAAGAAAGACGTGTGTCTGTGTATCTCTTGTCGTTGTCGCTAAAGTATCTAGAAACAATTTCTGCTTCTCATAATTGTCTTCAGAAATGTCTGACATCTTCATCAGTGAGTCAATCACAAATACATCGCAGCCTAAAACATGTTTACCGTAATGAATGGTTGCAATCATGTCTTGTGATGTAGTAGATCCTGTCTGATCGTAAATGTATAACTTGTCTTTAGCACGTTCACAAAACTTTCTGATAAAGTCATCTGTAGGATCAGTAGTTCTTAATGTTTGCTGAATCATTCTAGCAAGTGTAAGTACAGGTCTCATCTCAAGTGATGATATTAAGCATTTAACATCTTGAGTCATCAAAGACAATATGACTTGTGATAACCACATTGACTTACCATGACCTGACACACCTGTGAGTACTGTTAGTTCAGCAGGTCTTATCCTAAAGTCTTCTTCCGTTTTAATGAAACCCAAAGATTTGCCAGAGTGCATTTCATCATTAAAATATTTAATGACATCTTCAGTAAATATATCCGTACTCTTAATTTTAAATTCTGCATGTTGATATTCTCTTTCATAGTATTCGTTAATAACTTTTTTGTCGATAGTTAATGATTCTATAATATCACCTAGATTCATTTAGCACCATCCCATATACTTTTCTTCTTTTCTATTTCTGTATCCCATCTTGATTGATTGATGTAAGTTAATGGCATAGGTATGAACATACCATCATTTTCTTTCCATTGTTTAGTTTCTTTCATAGCTTTAACATGGCTGATAATTTTCTCACCAATCTTATCAAGCTTCCTTGATTTCCATTTTTTAAGACAAACTTCTTTAGCAACTTTCTTTGGATACAAACTCCAAAATGTATCAAAATGAACTATAGATATTTCTTTTTCTTTTTCTTTTTCTTTTTCTATGCTAGCAATGTGATAGCAGTCATCCTCTAACCACCCTTGTAGTTTAACTAAAGTCTTGATTACAAAAGATTTATCCTTTCTTAAGGCAAAAGCTATGCCATCTATGTCAGGAAGTTCACCATTCTTTCTGCTAGCAAGACACCAGCACTTTGCTAGCATTGCTTGACACTCGTCTGAAAGACCCATAAAGTCAGGATCATTCAGTAAATCATCACCATAAACCTTGAACCAAGTCATCTTTTGTTGGAATCTTGGATTCATAGGAGTATAGTGTTGAAACCTCTCCCAATTTTTAATTCTCAAAATAAACACTCCCCATATAGTTTTACCATATCCACAACTTCCTTCTTTTGTGGTATAATATCTAATTTAAATTCTGGTCTATTTTCCATAAACCATTTAGCCTCTCGTCTAGTAGCAAACCGTCTCAAAGGTTCACCAAACTCATCTAGAACGATAAATCTAAACACTTGCATTACGTCTCACAAGGATCTCTTGTATTTGTTCTGCACGTTTAGCAGGAATTGGTTTCTCTGCATTTTTAGCCCACATTTGTACAGCTTGAATAGATATATCTAACGCATAAGCCATCTTACGTCTAGAGTTTCCAAAGTGTGATAAAGCTTCTGTAAATGTCATTACTATCTCCTTTTGTTGAAATGAAATGCGACTATATCACCATAATAAAAACTTGTCAATTATTTATTTTCATATTTTTCTTGACAATAATTTAAATGAGAGTAGAATGGCTAAACATTGAAAGGAGACGTTATGAACTGGGGATGGGATAAAGATAAACATTATACATGGTATAACCAATGGGACTTCAAAACACCTAGAACATATAGGGAACGTTATGGAGTAAATTATAAACGTGATAATGATTACGAAGAAGAAAACTTTACACAAAAAGTATTTATTATGATAGTATGCGTTTTCGTAATTGGATACGGAGTAATACAATGGATGGTTTAAGAAAAGTATCAGAAATATTGCAAGACATGGTAGCAGAGTTTAAAAAATCTAATGACGAGTGGGAGAAAAAATATGGATCAACAAATGTATCACGATCAAGTAATGATGGAGAAACAAATGATGGAAGTAAACAAATACATAACGGAGGGAAGCAAGATGGGAGTTTATAAAAAGTTAATGCAAGCAAGATTAGAGTTACAAGAAACAAACTTAACTAAATCTGGACACAATAAATTTGCTGGATACAAGTATTTTGAACTAGGTGACTTTTTGCCTGCCATTCAAAAGATATTTGCAAAATTAAACATCTGTGGTATTGTGTCTTTTGGTCAAGAGTTAGCAACATTAACTATCACAGATTTAGAAGATGGTTCACAAACTCAAATTACAAGCCCTATGTCTACAGCAGCATTAAAAGGTTGCCACGAAGTACAAAATCTAGGTGCTGTACAAACTTATATCCGTAGATATTTATGGGTTGCTGCATTAGAAATTGTTGAACATGACG